ATAAATGAACTTATTTCTCCTTTTGTTTTATTATTTCAATTGCTCTATCAATAGTTTCTATCATCATATATCTAGCATCAGAGTCACCTCTAAAATAATCAAATGCAGTCTTCATACTATTAATTAAATCTTTCATCTTAGATAGGTTTCTTATAACCTCTTCATCATACATTATATAATCTTTTGTCACAACAACCTCCTAAAGTTTAAAAAGAGCAAGACATTCCTAGCCAGTGCGAATCGGCATCCCTGTATCAAATATAGCCGTAACTAGTCACATCATGCATTACTTCTGAATACCAGAATAGTGATATCGACCTTGCTCTTTAAATTTTTGCATAGACCACTCTACCTATGATGAGGTGGCAACCTGTCCTATCTATGCTTTAGACATTATTTTTACTTACCAGGCTTACGATGCTTTGGCATTATCTTAATGCGACCATGAGGTATCTCTACCACAGTTACAGCACCTTCCATATATATTTTGCCAATAAGGTCTGGCACACTTTCTTGTAATTCTTTGATTGTTACCATTCTATCTCTCCTAGTTAATTGCTAATAAAAATACAACTGTTGCTATACCATACACAACAGATACAAAAAGAAAACTACACAATAATACTATTAAAGCATTGTGCAATAAATTTATAAACCTTACCATGATGACTCCTATTATTAAATACACAGTTAATGCCCAAGTTAATGCAAATATGGAAGATAATATCACTAATTATTAAGTTTATATCTATTTATTCTCTGATGCACTCCACACACTGCACCAACTCAGGCATACTACACACATATTATAGTAATAGTGCGTTAAAAAGTAATAAAAGAGGTTGTGGGGACTAAAGAGCCCCCATCCTCTAATAGCTGCTAACTGTTATATATCTAAGTTAGGAAGCTCAGGCTCCTTAACTAGAGATACACCAGTCTCTTCCATGCAGAACTCATTGATAGTCGATAGCGACTCAGCAAGTTCACGCTTCAGTTCACGCTTACTAGGTATGCGCTGCCTAAAGGTAGGGTTCCAACCATTCTTAATAGGAGCGGCTAGAATCTTCTTTAATCCTGCATCCCTATATTTACGAGCCAAATCTTTATAGTATTCGACTCTATCGTCAGACTTAGGCTTATCAGGCTTAGGTGTTGACATTAATGACATAACATGTCTCCTTTTAACTGTTAATTAAATAATTATTAATAATAATAATCAAAATGAAAAATAACGAAAAAGTTATTTATGAAATCCCCCATATAGGGGGTATACTATGGGAAAAAGGCTACACATCAAAATCCTACAATTTTTTTCCTAAATAACTTGGGCAAAATGACTTTGTTTTAATTGACTATGACCTTAAATTTATAGGGTGGTAGGGCAGGGAAAAATAAATGTATAAGAAAAATATGGCCGACTTTATAGAAGAATTATCTGACCTCCCTCAAAAAGCCCAAGAGGATGTATTGCAAAATTTGTCAGACAAAATGCTACCTTTAGAAATAGATGGTAATATATTTATGGTGCATAAAAATGTTTCCGAATTAATTGATAATCTAGTAGTGCAAATTAGAGAATTGAAAAAAGAGAAGAGAGTTTGGCTGAAAAAAGACTCATAAAAGGAGTTGCTCATTACGTCTATGAAGACTTAGATGAGTTTCAAAAAGACCATCCTAATACAGTAGTTCATCCAGATTGGAGAAAAGCGGATGAAAAAGACTGGGTATATTCTGATGATGATAGAATAATACAATTATTAAAAGTATCAAAAGAAGTAAGTCATCATTCTGATAGAAAAAATTATAAATTCGCAAAAGGATGGGTAAGGACTGTTGTGGGTAGCTTCCTAAATAGAGAAAATGTAAAAATGGATACGGACTTTGATAATCATCCTAACAGATATACATTCTCCACCAACATAAAGAATACTTCTGATAGAGTTCATAAAAGAAAGAAAGCTACAAATAAAGAAAAAGAATTTGCAGTAAATGTAGTAACGGGTATGGGGGCCGTAGATGCATATAAAAGAGCATACTCAGAAATGTCAGACCAAAAAGCAAGAAAAAAAGCAACCATATTATTAAAACAGGAAAGAGTAATGAAAGAAATAGAGAAATCAGTACTTGATGTAGCGAAAGGTCTAGGTATAGACCATGAGTACATCCTAAATAAATTGAAAAATCTTGCAGATTTTAGTGAGGACGATAACATTATTTTACAATCAACAAAAGAACTAGGCAAAATTGTGGGAACATCTGGAAATACAATTAAACAAAAAGAAATGGGATTGTTAGGAGTATTTCAAGGGTTTTCACCAGAACAATTAGAAGGTGCATCAAGAGAATTACCAGAAAGCAATAAAGAAATTAAATCCGAGGAATAAATAAAAGGGGTATGAAATGAGTATAGGAGACGACATCCGAAAAGATGCCGATGGGAATGTAATAGGATGTCCACATTGCGGAGCTAGGTCAGTTCATAAAAGTGGATTTTTATATAGAGCTAATACTAAAAAACAACAATGGAAATGTACATCTTGTGGGAAAAAAACTGTAAGGCCTACAATACTAGAAGAAAGTGAATTTAAAGTACAAGATATTGACCCAGACCATATACCAATAGAAGAATTAATAGAGCATAGACAAAAACAATACAAGCAAAAAGCAATATCTAAGAAAAGTAAAAAACTTGTAAAAATAGAGATAAAAGTTGAAGGACCTATTGGAATTGCTCACTTTGGAGACCCTCATGTTGATGATGATGGAACAGATATATCTCAAATTCTTCATTATATGTCAATTATTAATAAAACAAAAGGAATGTTTGCTGGTAATCTTGGTGATATTCAAAACAATTGGATAGGAAGATTGTCTTATTTATACGGGCAACAATCAACATCTGCAAAAGAGTCGTGGAGACTTACTGAATATTTTGTGAATAAATTAAATTGGTTGTACTTAGTTGCTGGAAATCATGATGTATGGTCTGGAGATGGAGACCCTCTTGATTTTATTATGCGAGACCATAAAGGATTATATGAAAAATGGGGAGCTCGGATGCAATTAGTATTTCCAAATGGAAAAACAATTACTATAAACGCAAGACATACCTTTAAAGGAAATAGCATATGGAACACTGCTCATGGAGTTGCAAGAGCTGCTCAAACTGGATGGGCTGATAACATTCTTACCTGTGGACATACTCATGTATCTGGCTATCAAGTAATAAAAAATCCATCTAATGGCCTTATATCTCATGCATTGCAAGTAGCTTCTTTTAAAATAATGGATAGTTACGCAGATAAACTTGGATTAGATGATAAAAATATATTCAATTGCCCAGTTACTATTATCGACCCTAGATACGATGATGATGATAGTAGATTAATCACTACAATATTCAACCCAGAAAAGGGAGCTGAATATTTAACATATCTTAGAAAAGATTATGCTAAATTAAAGAATGAAAAAACTTGATAAATTTATATATAATGCTAAATTAGTAAGAGTTGTCGATGGCGATACTTGCGATGCTCTAATAGATTTAGGGTTTGATACTTTTGTAAAAAAACGAATTAGATTTGTTGGCGTAGATACTTGGGAATCTAGAACCAGAGATAAAGAAGAAAAGAAAAAAGGATTAGAGGCAAAAGCCTATACTAAAGAAATGTTAGAAATATCAGATAATGGTAATTTTACATTAAAATCTTACGGTACTGGTAAATACGGAAGAGTTCTTGGTGAAATATTTATTAAGGATGAAGCTTTTAGCTTAAATGATTTATTAAAAATAAATGGGCATGCATATGAATATCATGGTGGAAAGAAAAAGACCTTTGAAAAAAAAGGTGTCCAAAATGACCAAGAGTGTTAAAAGAAAAAAACAACCATATCATATTAAACATAATTATAAAAGATTTAAATCTGTTGAAGGACATAAGTTTTGGGCAAAAGATAAAGTTGACGCAGAAAGATATTGCATTATGATGAATTGGGTATTAAAAGATAATAATGAGTGAAAAGCAAGAATCAATAATTAGAAGCCAAGTGGTTTTATTGCTAAATAGAAATCAAGGGAAAGACAGTAGAATTGTTGAAAGATTTTTAAAATGTATAAATGGAGAGAGTTATAGTGAAGCAAAGAAAATCATTAACGAAGCATGACTTAAGAAGAAAAATAGAAGATATTGAAAAAGCTGTGTATTTTATATCTGAAAGATTGAGAAGATTTGAAGTTGTATTTAATGACTATATTGAAATGCAAGAAAATGTAGATAAATTCAAAGAGTTTTTAGATGGCAAACATAAACAGCCAGAACATAAGCAAAGCTGAAGAAGCTTTACAATTAGCATATAAAGACCTTATTTCATTTGGGAAACTTTTCCTTCCAGATGATTTTATGCGAAGCGAGACTCCTTTTTTCCATTACGAAATAGCAGATGCAATAGACGATAGAAATGTAAAACAAACTGCTATTATTATTCCACGTGGTCATGGAAAAACTGTTCTTACTAAAGCCTCAATAGTAAAAGACTTTGTATTCGCATCGAAAGATAACTTTTTATTTTATGCTTGGGTATCAGCTACACAAAAATTAAGTGTAGGTAATATGGACTATATCAAGCATCACCTTGAATTTAATGATAGAATAAAATATTATTTCGGGCCATTAAAAGGAAAAAAGTGGACTGAAGAAGATATAGAGGTTTCAAATGGATGTAAACTCATTTCTAAAAGTAATGTCGCAGGGATTAGAGGAGGAGCTAAGCTCCATAAACGATATGACCTTATCGTACTTGACGACTTTGAACATGAGGCGAATACGATTACAAAAGAAGCCAGGGATAAAAATGCAAATCTTGTCACGGCTGTTGTTTATCCAGCTATTGAGCCTCATACTGGTCGTCTCCGTGTCAATGGTACTCCCGTGCATTATGATAGTTTTATTAACAACCTTATTAACAATCATGCAAAAGCTGAGAAAGATAAAAAAGAATTTTCTTGGAAAGTAATTACTTATAAAGCTTTATTAGATGAGACTACTCCTTTATGGGAATCGTTTTTTCCAATCTCAAAAATAAAAGAAAAGAAAAAGTTTTACGAAGATTCAGGTCAACCTCAAAAATTCTTTCAAGAATATATGATGGAAGTTATGAGTGAAGAAGATGCAATATGGAGAAGAGAGCATATTAGATATTGGGATGGATACTATAAACACGAAGATGGAGTTAATTATATTGTAAAAGATGGAAACGATATACCTGTTAATACATTTATAGGGTGCGACCCAGCTACAGATATTGATACAAAGCATAGTGATTTTTCAGTAATAACTGTAATTGCAATTGATACTAATAATGAATTATATGTATTAGAATATGAAAGACATAGAAGTGTTCCAACCATAGGTTCTAAGAATCCAGAGACAGGAGAGATACTTGGAAAGAAAGGAGTTGTGGATATAATCCTAGAATTACATCAAAAATATAATTGCTTATCATCCACTGTTGAGGACGTTGCAATGAATAGAAGTATATTTCAGGCCCTAAATGATGAAAGAAGAAGGTTAAATAAGTACGATATTGCAGTAATTCCAGAGAAACCAGGTGGAACACAGAAAAGAAATCGCATTTATAGTGGACTTTCTGCTCGTTTTAGTACCGGAACAGTGCATTTACGCAAAAATATGTTTGATTTAATCAACGAAATCCTTACTTTCGGCCCGAAAATGGCTCACGATGACACAATTGAGAGCCTTTATTATTCACAAATACACGCTTTTCCACCAAATATGAAAAAAGATAAAGAAAAGAAAAGGTGGTTTAAGCCTAAAAGAAAAGCGAAAAACTGGTTAATAGCATAATGTATAAATTTGGAAGAAGAAGTAAAGAGCGTCTTAAAGGCGTTGATGCAAGATTAGTTAATGTTCTTAATGAGCTAATAAAGATAATGGATGTTACAATAATTGAAGGATTGCGGAGTAAGGAGCGGCAACAGGAATTATTAGCACAAGGGAAAACGAAAACCAAGTATTCCAAACACATAGAAGGAAAAGCTGTTGACCTCGCTCCTTACCCGATAGATTGGAATGATAGAGAAATGTTTCATTATATGGGTGGAATGTTAAGAGGTATTGGGCATCAATTAGGATTAAAGATTCGTTGGGGTGGTGATTGGGATTCCGATGGAGATATAAATGATAACAAATTTGATGACCTAGTTCATGTAGAGATAAAGGATTAATGGCAAGAACAACTAAAAAAACGAAAGCCCAAGTAAATAAACAATTATGGGAAAGGGCAAATAATTCCCATAGACAAAGATGGCAAACTTTATCCCAAAAAGGATATGATTTTTACCTTAACGAGCAATTATCTAAAGAAGAAAAAGATGCATTAGAAGAATCGGGAATGCCTACATTTACTATTAATAGGGTAACTCCTATTGTAGAAATAATGAAATATTTTGTAACTGCTAATAATCCTAAATGGAAAGCAGTTGGAGCTACTGGGGATGATGTAGATGTTGCTCAAGTTCATTCAGATATTGCAGATTATTGTTGGTATCTATCTAATGGTAAATCATTATATAGTCAAATTGCTTTGGATGCCCTTACAAAAGGAATTGGGTATTTCTTAGTAGATGTAGATAAAGATGCTGATAGGGGAATGGGAGAAGTTAGATTTAGTAGACTTGACCCTTACGATGTATATGTTGACCCAGCAAGTAGAGACTTTTTATTCAGAGATGCTAATTTTATTCAAATTCGTAAAAATATTGCAAGGTCTAGACTTATTAATATGTTGCCAGAATTTGCAGCTAAAATAAAAAAAGTAACTAGAAGCACTGATGTCGTATCATATTCAGAAAGAGATGTTGATTTAGGGGAATCAATACAACCTGAAGATATTACAATGGGTATTAGTTTAGAAGCCGAAGATGAAGACATTGTTGCATACTATGAAACATATCATAAGAAAAAATTTAAATATAGAAATGTCTATATAAAAGTAGAGCCATCTAAAGCAGAATTATTATTGCTTAAAGAAGAAGTGGAAAAGCAAGTCCAATCATTTAGGGAAGAAATTGAAGTTGGTCTTATAGAAAAACAAATGCAAATTGAACAAGCTGTCCAATCTGGAGAAATGATTCCAGAAAGAGCTCAATTGGAAATAAAGAAGGCTCAAGAAATGGCTGCTCAAGCTATTAAAGAAAAAGAAATGGAATTAATATCTAAAGCAAAAGACCAAGCTACGATAGTTAATCAACAAGTAATGTCAGAATCTCAATTTAAACTTTTAATGAAAAATAATGATTTTCAAAAAAATGTTGTTGATTCTGTAATTTTTTATGAAAATAGAGTAGTTCAAACTTGTAGTGCTGGTGATGATGTATTCTTATATGAATATACTTTACCTATTCAAGAATATCCTATTATACCTATTCCATATATGTACACTGGAACTCCTTATCCAATGAGCGCAGTTACTCCATTAATAGGAAAGCAACAAGAGATAAATAAAGCTCATCAAATAATGCTTCATAACGCAAACTTAGCTTCTAATCTTAGATGGATGTATGAAGAAGGAGCTGTTCCAGAAGATGAATGGGAAAGATATTCTTCAGCTCCCGGTGCATTATTAAAATACAGACAGGGATTTGCAACTCCAACACCAATATTGCCAGCTCCAATTAATAATGCATTTTATTCTGTGGTCCAAGAAGGTAAGGCTGATGCAGAATATATAAGTGGTGTTCCTTCTGCAATGATGGGATTTGCTCAAGACCAAGCAGAAACTTATAGAGGTTTATTAGCTAATGATGAATTTGGAACTCGTAGATTGAAAGCATGGATGGGAAGCGTGGTTGAGCCAGCGTTAGAGCATCTGGGTAGATGTTTTCAAATGAGAGCTCAAAATCATTATTCCGTAGAAAAAGTTTTTAGAATAGTACAGCCTGAAGCTGGTCAAACTCCACAAGAACAAGAAAAAGAAGTTAAAATCAATATTCAATTATATAATGATTATGGAGATGTAATTGGTAAATATAAAGATTATGC